CATCGATGAGGTTGATACCGCGAAGGCATCAATCGCTCAGCGTGCCTATGACAAGATCCTGGGCCGTATCAGGGTCGGAAACTTCAACCAGCTGCACTGCTACTCAACGCCAGAAGGCTTCGGGTTCCATTACCAGACGTTTGGCACTGATGCAGCACGGGAGGGCAAGCGCCGAGCGCTGCTACGGATGAAGACCGCAGACAATGCTCATAATCTCAGGCCGGGCTTTGTCGATGACCTGCTGAGCCGTTACACCCATGAGCAATGCCGCGCATACCTCGAAGGCATTTATCAAAACCTTGCGACGGGAACGGTCTACGACAGGTTTGACCGTGCCAAGCATGTTGCCGATGTTGATGATGATCCGTTAGGTGAAGAGCCGCTGAGGATAGGGATCGACTTCAATGTGAACAATATGAATGCAGTGGTCGCGATCCGGTCTGGCAATGCCCTGCATTTCATCGATGAGATCAGCGGTGCCCATGACACTGATGCCTTGGCACAGGAGATCTGCACTCGCTATCCAGGCCGGACGCTTTACGGTTACCCAGACGCATCAGGTGGCAACCGCTCGACTAATGCGACCAAAACCGATCTGGAGATATTGGCCAGTTATGGCATTAGCAACCAATCGCCTAAAGCAAACCCCAGGGTCGCTGATCGGGTTTCTGCTTTTCAAGGTGCTTTGGAGAACGGGAAAGGAGAAATCAGAATCCAAATCAACCCACGATGCAAACGGCTGATCGAATGCCTAGAGCTGCAGGCGTACAACGAACGCATGGAGCCTGATAAGGAATCTGGGCATGACCATATGAACGACGCGGCAGGGTATCTCGTATGGCGTGAGCTGAACCCACTGCACCGCAGGGCCGGCCGTGGCACCGGCATTAGACTGTATTAACAAAACATTGAACAATGGCTAAGCGAGGCGGCAGATCTGGCAGGAAGTACGTTCGTGATTCGATTGGGCGTTTTGCTACGACTGGCGCCACTGCTCGGGGCGGCAGACTGAAAACTAAAAGCGGGAAAAAACGGGCAACTCAAACGGTAAAAGCAAAGACCGGCGGCAAGCCTGCAGGGGCCATCAAGGGGAAAATCAAGCGGGATCCTGGCGCAGCGAAGCCGACAGCACGATCTAAGCCGACAGCCGCACGAACCAGCAAGGCTCCAGCCAATAAGGCAAAAGCTGCTTACAAGCGTGCCAGCGGCGACGCTCGAATGAGGAATGCAGACCTGAGAGGCGCAGACGCTAAGGAACGGCGGATGGCAAATAGCGCATCAGCCAAAGTCAAAAACATGCAGCGCCGGCGGTCCACTTCAGCGCCGAAGGCAGGTGCGGAAGCCCCACGTAGCAAGCAAAAAGCAAGGGAGTTTGCACGCATCCAGAGGGCTTACGGCAACGAAAGGAGAGCCTATGCAGCCAAGGGTGACGGGTTTGGTAGCGCCAAACAATCACGCACCGCATCTGTTGCAAAGCGTGCTCGTGATATTTACAGCGGAAAGATCAGCGCTTCGTATAAGACAACTTCACGGCTAACACGAACGCAAAACCCTGATGTCTTAAAGGCTCGAATCAAGAGAGGCGAGAAGCTCACGGCAGCACGCGCCAAAAAAAAAAGCGTAACGGCCAATAGCGCACGGGCTACCGGCAAGCCAGCCGCAGCGAAGCCAGCGAAGCGCCGTGGAGCGGTGGGCAAGATCAGCGAGGCAAAAGCTGGTCGGATCGTGGCGAGGATGGATGCACAACGTGGACGCAAGGCGCTACCTGGCAGACGTAACGCGAATTTCGTAAGGACTTACGAAAGGTCAAGGCAGTTCATTCTCAAGCCTTCTACAGCTGCGCTAAAGAAGGGCAAATCAATTAGCGTCAATGAATCGGTGCAGAAGGCCGTTGCTAATGCCGCCAAACGCCGGAAGCCAAAGCGCCGTAGGAGCTGACCTGCTACGCTCAGCACGTTGCCTGAGTTAAGGGGTTCTCAGGTTTCACTGCCAAGTGGGTTCAAAGCCTCAGCGAGTCGGGCCGCTGGGGCTTTTTAATGCCTATACGCATCCGCTGCTTTCCTTGCATTCGCTCGCTGCAGCTGCTTACGGTGCGATTCCACCAGGTGCATTGACGACACGTTGCAACAGCTGGTAAGCCCATCTTGAGTCAGGCACACCCTCACGCAATCGTCTGCGGTGGCGCTTACGTCCAGATCGTCCATGGCTCTTTTGATGCCTCTTGCTAAGTTAGGGCCGAACCCATCCCCAGCATCATGGAAGAATTTCTGAACGCCCTCGACGACCTGATCGCAGAAACTGAAGGGCTCAGCGTGATTGAGCTTGTAGGCGCTTTGGAACTAGCCAAAAACGACATCATCGCCGGGCTTGCAGTGGCTGAGCTGCTGACTGAAGACGGTGAAGAGGCAACAGCATGACCCGGCCTGTCGTAACCGCTGTGGGCCGTTTGCTGCAGCCAAAACACGGTGAACCGCGAAAGCATCAGCTGATTCAAGTTGATGCGAATGGCCGCGCCAAAATTATCAAAGATCAGCCGGCTTAAACTGTTAGCAAAAGGCGGCTGCAGCATTGGGCTATCAATCAACGGCAAGGAATAGAACTAAAACCTCAAAGGTCGTAAATGTCTACGACCCGAATCAAGCATGGATCGATCAGGAGCCACACTGGGAGCTGATCGAATGCCTGCTGACGGGCACCTATGGCATCAGGAAAGAGGGGCGTAAGTACCTGCCGCAGGAACCGCGTGAGCAAGATGATGCCTATCAGAACAGATTGCTGCGCAGCACGCTGCAACCGTATTACGTCAGGCTTGAGCGGCTACTGGCTGGGATGCTCACCCGGAAGCCGGTAAAGCTGAACGACATCAGTGATGGCATTCGTGAGGACTTATTTGATGTTGACCGGCAAGGCAATGACCTGAACACCTGGGTGTATGAAACAGCCCGTAAGGCGATCCGCTATGGCCATGTGGGCGTTTTGGTTGATGCGCCAACAGATGGCAACGGCAGGCCCTATTGGTGCAGCTACACGCCAAGGGACATTTTGGGCTGGCGCACTGAAACGCAAGATGGCAAGCCTCGGCTTGTTCAGCTCAGGCTAAAAGAACAGGTAACCGAGCCTGATGGAGAATACGGCGAAAAAACAGTCAACCAAGTCAGAGTATTGACACCAGGCAATTATGAAATCTTCAGGCAAGATGACAAAAAGGATTACACATTATTCGAGGAAGGCACAACAAGCTTAAACGAAATACCGTTTTCAGTTGCATACAGCAACCGCGTGAATTATCTACAATCAAAGCCACCGATGGAAGACATTGGTGAATTAAACATCAAGGCGTATCAAGTTCAATCAGATTTAGACAACATCTTGCATGTTGCGGCAGTTCCAATGCTGGCAATTTTTGGATTCCCGCAATCAGCCGAAGAGATCACGGCGGGCCCCAATGAAGCGATGGCACTGCCTGAAGGCGCATCGGCGCAGTACATCGAGCCGGGTGGGGCAAGCTTCAACGCATTGTTCCAGCGGCTGGATCAGATCGAAAAGCAGATCAATGAGCTAGGTCTGGCCAGTGTGCTGGGCCAAAAGCTTTCAGCCGAAACAGCCGAGTCGAAACGCATCGATCGCAGCCAGGGCGACTCAACGATGATGGTGATTGCCCAAAACATGCAGGACATGATTGACAATTGCTTGCGGTTTCATGCTGCCTATCTAAACGACGCATCACCCGGCAGCGCATTGATCAACCGTGATTTCATGGGCTCCCGGATGGACCCTGGCGAGATTAAAGCGCTGCTTGAGCTCTACCTGGCCGGCACCATCACGCAATCAACCCTGTTGGCCCAGCTTGAGGCAGGGGAAGTGCTTGGTGATGACTTTGATCTCGAGGAGGAGCTTGAGGCAACGGCTGCCGGTGGCCTGCAGGAATGAGCACCCCGTCTGAGTTCTATCGGCATGCTGTTGACCTGAACAGGTTCAGCAATGCTGAGGCAAAGCAAATTGCGATCGCTTACAACCGTCT